TCGTCGACGCGGCCACCCTCAACCATCGCGGTCAGAACCGCGTCCAGTTCGGCAAAGTTGTCCTTGGCGCGTGCAAGAGATGTCGTGCCCGGTGCCCACCCGAAGATTGTGTCAATGAACTGGCCAGCGTTGTTGTCGAGCTCGTCGAGGTCGCGGTTGAGCCCCTGCAGGTCTTTGCCGTAAGTGTCCGCAAGTGTTCCGACAGCCCTGCCTGTCGCCGCGAGGTTCTCGGCGGCGCGGGTCAGGTTGTCGTCAAGCGAAAGGCTGGAAATCTCATCCAGCTTGTCCAGTACGGCATCGAGTCCGAGCGCTACGCCCGCAATCGCCACCCCTACGCCGAGGCCGCGGAGCGCCGTCTGTGCCCGACCTGCGTGCAATCCCAGGTCGGCTAGAGCGAGTTTCGCGTCAGCGATCCCGGTCAGGAACTTCCCGCCCAGGAACACCGCGCCACCGCCGAGAGCGGTCAGCCCGAGCAACCCAACCGTCGCCGTCTTCACCGGGCCGGGCAGACTGTAGAGCGCGTCGACAGCGGCGGTTGCGCCCTGCACGATCCAGCGCAGGAAGCCTGTCTGACCCTCGCCACCCGAGATGAGCAGCTTGTCAAGCGCGCCACCCAGACGCTCGATATCGCCGCGCAGGTCGTCGGTCTTGATGGCCGCCGTCTCAGCCGCGTAACCCTGGTCGTTGACCTTCGCTATCCACGACGCGATACCGTCCGCGCCCTGGTTGTAGAGGATGCTCGCCGCACGGATCGCGTCAGACCCGAAGATCGTTGCCAGCGCCGCATCCCGCTGCGCCTGCGACTGGCCACGGAACGCGACCTGCAGTTGGCCCGCGATCGACTCCATGCCCACGAAGTTGCCTTGCGCGTCGTACGCGGAGATGCCGAGCTCGTCCATGGTCCGCGCCGCCTCAGCGGACGGGTTCGCCAGCCGCAGCAGCATCGTCTTCAGCGACGTGCCTGCGTCCGACCCGAGCAGGCCAGCCGACGCGAACGCCGCCAGCGAGCCCGTCGTCTCCTCGATCGAGACACCCATCTGCGCAGCGACAAGCCCGCCCTGCTTGAGCGCCATCGCCATGTCGCCGACCTCGCCCTGAGCCTTACCCGCTGCGGCGGCCAGAAGGTCAGCGACATGCGGCACATCCTCGCCCGACAGGTTGAATTGGGTAAGCGCGGTCGCTGCTGTCTCCGCGGCCTCGCCCACACCGATCTGACCGGCAGCGGCTAGGTCCAGCGCACCCGCTAGGCCACCGCCCATGATGTCGGCCGTGGAAACGCCAGCCTTGGCGAGTTGCTCAATGCCGTCCGCTGCCTCGACCGCCGAGAACTGCGTGTCAGCGCCCGTCTGCACAGCCAGATCACGAAGGCGGCTCATCTCCTGGCCGCTCGCATGGGTCGCGGCCTGCACACTCGACATCGCCGCATCGAAGTCCGCAGCACGCTTCACCGCGACACCGAACGCGATCCCCGCGGCGACACCGACCGCGCCCGCGCCGTTCGCCACCTTGTTCAGCGACTGCTCATGCTTGCTGGCGTAGTCAGTCGCCTTGCCGAGCGACTGCTGCATCGAGCGGCCCGCGAGAGCCATCTTCGCGGTGAAGTCCGCTACCTCGCCCCGGAGGATGACTTTCACGGTACGGTCAGCCACAGGCGCAGACCTCCCCTACCATGAAGACATGAACCGAGCCATCCGACTAGGACTAGCCGCCGTACTGACCGGGGTACTACTGCTCACCCTCGCAGGCTTCGTCAGCTACAACACCATGAACTACACAGTCAGCAACGCTGCCGCCGTCACATGGGTTCTCGGACTCGCGACCGTCGTCGGCGGGGTCATTGCCACCATCTACGGTCTGATCCGGTACCACTAGCCTTCGTACGGCTCCACCCACCACAGCAGGCCGTCCCCGGCCTCCGGGTCCTTCCCGTACCGTTTCTGCCAGTCCCGCTGTACCCGATCCCGCGCACGGCCCGCCTGGCATATCGTCTTGTCGACCAGCCACGGCCGCGTCGGGTCATGCGCCACAGCCCGCGGGTAACCGCAACACGGGCACAGAGACGCCTCGTGCGCCGCGAGCGCCAGCATCTCCCCGCGACTCGCGTCATCCCACTCCGGCTCACGGGTCACAACCGTTGTGCCCGTCAGCCGACCAGTCGCGTCGAAGTGCTCGTGAACCTCCCGCGGCTCCCAGCCGTACAGCCGCCGCCGCGGAACCCCGAGCGACCGCGCTACTTCGAGCTCTCGGCGATCCTCCGCTTGACCAGCGAGGCGAGCTGCGATTTTGGGATGTCCACACCCGTGCGGTTCAGGCTCCAACACGCCCCCGCGAGCTTGTCCCACTCCGCCGACGACAGCACCTTGACCAGTGCCGCCCAGTCGTCGTCGTCCATCGCGGGCTCGACCACACAACGCCGGGTCGCGACCTGAAGAAACGGCTCCATGTCGACGCCGACCCGCTGCGCCTCCGGGTCGTCAGGCGGCGGCTGATATTCGCCGATCAGCGCCACCCACTCCGGCCGGGGGAGCGCCCGTAGCCTGATGTTGAGCGTGTTCGCCGTCATCTGGTCGCTGATCTCGTCCAGCTGCTCCGCGATCCGCTTGGACTCCGACCGCGACGACATTCGCGCATCCGACTGGCGCGCGGTTTCCTCGGCGCGCCGTAGATCGTCCTCGAGCGCCTGGTGCTCCGCGATCAGGTCACCGCGCAGACAGACCGACACCGACCGCTCCGGCAGGCGTGCGCCAGCGATCAGGTCCTTCACCGACAACGGCTCGGGCTTCGTCTTCCGGGTGTTGCTCACAGCACTCCTCGGGCTCGGTGTCGGCTCGGTAGGTGAGGGCGCGGACAGACCGAGCCAGGCCGCCCGCGCCCCCGTCGAGGGGTCAGGTCGCCGCGATCGCAACGTCCTCCTGCATCGGGCCAGTGACACCGATGGTCTGGGCGACCTCGAGCTTCGCAAACTCGTCGTTCTCCGGCACACCCAGCTTGCGCTGCGCGCCGCACTCGGCCGGGTACACGTCGACCTTCTGTGTCGCCGCGAACGCCGTGCCCGAGGGCAGGCCGTAGCGGACCACGACGTAGCCGGCGGTGCCCTGCTTCAGCGTCTCGTACGCCTTGTTGCCCGCTGCGGCCGGCGCGGCCTGCGGCTCGTACACGTAGCGAATCTCGCCCAGGCCACGGGTCACCCTGCCGAGCACCTGGAAGGTCTCCGTGCTCGACAGGCGCCGGTCATCGCCCGTCGCCTGCTCCGCACTCGGCTCGAACGCACCCGCCTTGATGTAGTCCGACAGGTCGACCACAGTGCCGGCGGTGAGTTCGGTGAGCACCGGGTCAGCCGGGTCCGCCAGTGCAGGCACCCACGCGACCTTGACGTTGCCCTCAGCCTGCACGCCCTCAGGAAAGACGACGCTCATGGCTTCACTTCCCTTCGGACTTCGCGGACTTGCCGGACGATGACGCCGTGGTGCCCTTCGGTTCGGGTCGCCTCACCCGCCGCCCACCCGGCGCGTAGGCGTCCTCCGACTTCAGCACCGAGTGAGTCGACTGCAGCGCGTCGTCACGCACCGCGTAGTGATGCCCGGTGTCCTGATCGCGGACCCAGACGAATTCGTGGGACATCTCTCTCTCCTTACAAAGGGTCAGGACTGGACAGCGGACGAAGCAAAGACCCAGACATCAGTGCCGCTGAACACGCTCGCGTCATCAGGGTCAGGCTCAACCGGCCGTGACGACTCCTTCTTGACGGGCGTGCACTCGCGGCCGGCGACGGTTAGGCGGACACCGAGAAGCGCCCCCTCGGTCAGCTCGGCGACCCGCAGCGCGTTCGCGTACGTCGACCCGACATACAGGGTCGCCACCCGCCACCCCCGGGACGTTGAGCGCGCCGATAACACATGAGCGCCCGGCCGGCCCGTGTCCGTGTAGCTGACGACATAGTTGGGGGCCGGGTTGAAAGCAGCCTGCCCCTGGTAGTGGACGAGGCCGGAGACACCGTTGAGTGCGGCAGCGACAGCTGTGTGATGGGTGCGGATCATCAGAGCAGCTGCCCGATCGCAGCCGACACAAATTTGTCGATGGTCGGCCCCACAGCATCGGCGGCACGCTGGCCGTCAAGGTGCGGAGGCTGGTTACGAGAGCCGTACTCGAAGCTCATCCCGCCCTGCGGTAGCGCGGGGTCGGGACCAACCTCGTACTCGACTGCGAAGCCACTAGCCTTGCGCTCCGCTGTCACAGCAGAGGGATAGTGCACACCGTGGGCGCCGGCCGTCGCCTCAGCATTGCCACGCCACGTATCCCGTAGTGCCGTCGCGGACAGACCGATAGCGCGGTCCATCGCCAAAGCGCCCTGAGCGCCTAGGCGGATCAGGCGGCCAGCCTCAGCCATGACCTCCGACGTGTCGACCCAAATGCGCGTCATGTGTGCACCCGCTCCACATCGACCCGGAGCGCCGTGGCGTGCGTCTTGTCGTCCGGGGCCAGCGCCCGGAACATAACGCCCACCAGGCGAGGATTCGTCGCAGACGCGGCGATCTTGATGAGCCGGCCCGCCGCAACGGTCAGAGAGTCCGAGGGGAAGTGGACCTCGAGCCGCGTCAGGGCACGCTCCCGACCCGCGGCGTCGACCTCGCGGACCGACGTGCCGCCCGACTGCACCTTGCACACCGACGACCAGTCCGCGACGAACGCCTCAACCTCGAAGCCATCCGGGTCCACCGTCGTCCCGATGTGCCCAACCTCGCAGGTATCGGTCATCAGCGACCGTGCGCGAGCCTGGCCGGCCGCTAGGGCAGCAGCCACCATCAGTACCAACACCTAGGCTGAGGCTTGTACGGGATCACCGTGAACGCGGCACCCAAGGCGCTCGACGGGCGGACCGCCGCCAGCTCCTCGTCCGTCACATGCAGCACACCGGACGCGACCAGAGCGCTCCGCTGGCCGCGCCAGTCGTCGACCGACTCGACCTCGAAACCCTCCGGGTTGCGGAGTACTCGCGTCGCGATGTCAGCAACCACACGGACCACGTTCTGTGTCGCAACAGTGCCGGCCGCCATGTCCGCCTCAAGACTCGGCGCGCGGCCCGTCAGCAGCCACCAGGCATCGTCGAGGCGCACAGCAGCGGCCGGCCTCTCCGCATCGGAGAGCGGACGCCAGCGCGCCTCGATGTCAGCCTGCACAGCCGGGTTGGGCATGGGTCAGGACGACTCGGAGCGTCGCGCCGTGGCCCGCTTCGGCGACTCCTGCTTGCCTTCGTCGCCCCATGCCTTCGGGTTGGTGATCTGGTCAGCTACCTCTTTCGGAGGCGCGCTACCCGCCTCGTACAGTTCGCCACCGACCCACACGTTGCTCGCCAGCTTCCGCTCACTCACCGCAGTTCTCCCTACTTCACATTCCACGAGTCCGGGAGCATGCTCACCGCGCCCAGGGCACGCGCACGTTTGATGATGTGGCGCTTCACGCGCGCCTGATCCTTCGCCCGACCCAAGGCCTGTATCGCATCCGAAAGCTCGCTCCGGTTGCGAATCGGGAAGCTGCCGTCAGGGAGCGCCTGCCCGCGGCGTGCCGCCAGCATCCGCGCCCCCTGACGCAACCGGCTCGGGGTCGCCATGACTCAGGTGAGAACGTCCGCAACGAACGACAAGTCTGCGTTCGCCAACACCGGCAGAGCGATCGCGTCGCCGATGACCTCGGTGATCATCGGCGGCTTCTCGTTCTGGTAGGTGCCCACCACGAGACCAGGCTGCTCCGCGGACGCGATGCCGTAGTCCGCACTCGTCGAGGTCAGCGTGCGGCCCCAGAACGTCGCGCCCAGGTCCGTGCCCATCCAGTCATCGGTGTCCACCGGCGCCGGCAGGAACATCACCCGGTCATCGGGGACGACACGGGTCGTCGAGCCGTTCACCTTCACCCGCCGGTCGTACTTCACGATCGGCGGGAGACCAGCGCCCTCGACGACAGCGGACACATCCGCGACCGTCGCCGGCCGTGTCCCGCCACCCACCAGCGCGAGCTTCATCTGGTCGAGCGCGGCGAACGCGCGCAGCGCACGAGTGGACATCAGCAGCGCGCCCGGCTCCTCGCCGTTCGCGTCCACGTACGTGTCCTGCCAGCCCGTCAGCTGCGAGAGCGCGTCCGTGCCAGCGACCGACCACAGCGCAGGCGCGGTCACCGTGTGCCCAGCCGCCCGCGAAAAGTCGTCGTCGATCTTGAAGTTGTCCTGGTTCACGGTCGCCTTGCCCGTGTTCAGGACCACGCCACGCACGTACTCCACAGCGTCGCTGACCGCGCGGACAACCGCATCGGTCGTCGAGAAGATCGTGTTCAGCGCCTCCTCGTCACTGATGTCGCCGCCGCGCAGCCTCAGCTGCTCGTACTCCGACGCCGGGATCGTCTGGCCCACGGCGGGGAGCTCGATCGTGACGCGGCGCCCAGCCGGCTTCTTGCCGACCTCGGGCTCAGCGTCGTACGCACGCCACTTCGCGGTGTCCACGAGGCCGGTCGAGCCGGCGACGAAGCGCGCCACGATGTCAGGAACCTCGCGGTTCGGCAGCCAGCGGGCCAGCGTGCCCTTGCGGGCCTCGTAATCCGCCAGCGACGCCCGCGCGTAGCCGGTCAGGGTGGCCGGGTCGATAAGGTCAGTCCACAGTGCCATGACTCAGCCCCCCTCAGATGTAGATGATGGTCGTCGCGGCGCGCTTCGCAGCAGCCACCGGTGCGGTGAAGGCGTCCGTTCCCGCGGGCACCTTCGCTGTCTTGACTCGCCCATGGTCCAGCAGCGGGACCGGGAAGTCGTTCGTGCCGACCACGAGCTGATCGGTGAACAGGTGGCCAGCGAGCACGCCCGCGTTGGTCGTGGTGCCCTCAGCGCTCGTGTACGGCACCAGCAGGCCGGACACCTTCGCGACCGGGGTCCCCGACGGGATGTACCCGTTTGGGTAGTGGGTGCCGGCCGTGAACGCCGAGATGTCGAGCGTCTCGGTGCGGCACTCGCGGATGCCATGTGCTGACCCAAGCCAGGACTGGTCACCCGTGCCGATGGT